TGGCAGTACCCAGTTCATTTGACGATCCAAGGCAACGTGGCGCGTGGAGCCTTGAGCTTCTTCAACTTCACCGGCCCACTCGGGAAGGTGAACATCATCGGGAACTACTACAAGCCGTGGACCGGAACAGGAAGTCCGGCCGGAACGCATGCTCTTGTTTACGCATCCGGCGGAAGCTCTCCATCGTCGTGGCAGGGGATGGTTCTGAATAATAACACTGTCGTGGACACTTCTGTACTGTGGTACAGCGCGGCGGCTTCGACGTATTCGGCGGGCACGACTTACACCTGCTCAACCAATGCCTGGTTGGATTACACTAAGGAGTACAAACCTGTTGTGTATTACTCCACAGCCACCAACGTTTGGTGGCGGGCTGTGCAAACATCCACTGGGCAGACTCCTGGCACAGCAGGAGACACTTACTGGGCACCGTACACCAGACCTTACGGCACCCTAGCACTGGATGGAAATACGCAGAAGGGATTCACCACATCTGCGCTTCTCTTCTCTGACCAGACTGCTGATCGGCGCAACTTCGTCATTTCTCCGGCGATTGGGAGTCATCACTTCCAAGCTTCAGCGAACAGCTTTTTCAGTTCTGGCAACTCAGCGCTTGGAAACACGAACCTTATCCCGCGTACGTGGGGACCGTTGGTATCTGGCTATCGAGCTTCGACTGAGACACCGGACGGGAACGTCCCCGGCTTCCCCGGTCAGCTTTTGACCACATACGCCACAGGCGCGCTCTATCAGCAGTTGGGTGTGGCGGCACCGTTCACGAACTGGGCCATCATCCCACCGTTCTATGGCGTGACGACGACCACGCCAACCGTCGGATTGCGTGCCGGCGGAAATTTCCTGAGCAACGATACCCATTACGTGTACAACGGTTCTGGCTTCGTCCCGGTGAACATGGGGCAGGGTCCGATCACAGCATTGAGTGTCACAGCGGTTTCGGCAGCCATCAACACTACCGCATACTCGACGAAGTACAAGCTGAACCCGGACGCGGATCGTGTGTTGACCAGCGCCCCACAGATCACGGACGGCTTCGAGGGGCAAATCATCTATGTCTATGTGGATGATGCCGAGGCGAACACGGTGACCTTCACCGACGAAGGGACACACGCAAACTCCAATCTCTACGTTGGCGGGACAGGCACCAACGTGGTCATCTCCGCGCACAACAGCCGTGCATTCATGTTCACTGGTGGAAGTTGGAATCTTCTCAATCACTAATATGAAACGTCTCCTCAGTTTGCTAGTTTGTCTCTCCGCTGTGGCCCAATCTGTTGACGTGGTTCAAACCACGTCGCAGGTGAATGAGCGTAAGTGGCTTCAGTCGGCCACCGTCACCTACGGCTTGGATGAGGCGAAAACCAACGTCGTCATGATACAGGTGGTGCTCAACGTCCGCGTGGAGCGACGGATCGGCGCCGGCCTGTGGGAGCCTGTGACCACCCAGCCCATCACGTTTACCCGGGACGGCGCAACCCAGTGGATCACGTCCTACACGAACGCCAACAACGTGGTTGTCACGAACAACATTCGAGTCGCCGTCCTGGCTGACTGTGATCGCGTGGACCTGTTGGCCACCCGTGCCGCCCAGCTCATCAAAACCCCGCAGGCGATGGCTGTTCCACCTCCTGCTGTTCCTGAGTAAACCAAACCTGCACACACCATGAAGAAAATCCTGCCCATCCTGCTGCTGGCGCTCTCCGCGCACGCGGCAAACTTCACTTGGACCGCCGTCTTCACAGGCGATCCCCAGTTCAGCGGTTCACCTGATATGGCGCCGTCGTGGGACGGCACTGTCGGAACCATCGAGATCGTCAAGCTTGGCGATGCCGAGCCCACGGCGCTGCTCACGCTCGAACCGGCGTTCTTGCCTCCGCAGTTCGCGACGATTTGGACCCCGAGCTGGGAGACGGTTTGGGACTCCAGCTACTACCTGTACAACGGCGTCCCGCAGGCCGTCCCGGGATGGCTGACCACGTTCGCTGGTACTGAGACGTGGATCAAACCGTTTTGGGAGGTTGACGGTTGGGTCAATCAGGGGTGGTGGGCTGCGACGTTCGGTGATCCGGTTGAATGGGAAGACCCGGTTGACCCGCCCATTGATCCGCCGATTGAGCCGCCAGGTGGCGGGGATGACGGTGGTGGTGGTGAGATCCCCGAACCGTCCACCTACGCGCTTCTCTCCGCTCTCGGGCTGCTTGGCTTCGCGCTCCGGAGGCGTCTATGCCACGGGTGAACCTGAACACGCTCGCCAGCGAGTTGGCCAAAGATGATGGTCCGGCCGGGCTCAACATCAGCGTCACCCACGTCAAGGCTGTGCTTGGGGCGTTGGGGCGCCTGATGCGGAAGGAGAACACCCTTCGGGTCATTTCGGTCCTGTTCGCCATCTGGAACCGTGCTGGGAAGGATGGGCCAGCATGAAACGTATGCTCTGGCTTCTCCCGCTGCTCATGGTCGGGTGCACCACCGTCGTGATGAAATCGCCGGACGGCACGGTGTTCCAGACCTCCATGCCTGCTTGGCCTTGGCAGGACGGGAAGAAGCTGGTGGCGAAGATGAGCCAGGCCACGCCGGATGGGTACAAGGCATCGCTGAGCGGTCTTGGTGACAGCCAGACCACTACCAGCAACACGGTGGACATCATTGGCACCATTGTCGAAAGTGCGGTGCGAGGTGCTGTGACAGGAATGAAACCATGACGATCACTGAGCGCATTGTCGGAAAGCTCACGTCCGGTCAGTGGATTCTGACTGTAGCGTGCGCCTTCACATTCTCCTGGCTCGCGGTGCATGGAACACTGCCGGCCGAGGCAACGACCGCAATCCTTGGGAGCGTGTTCACCTCCTACTTCAACCGCTGGCAGCGAGGCAAGCAGGATCAACCGCCAGCCCAATGAACATGCTTCCCCGCCCCAATACGACGGCGGGAGGTGACAGCTTACGGACTACGCAAAGATACCTATGGCAGAAAGGGCAAGAGAGATGATGAGCAAGTGGGGCCAGTTCGTGTTCCAAGCCGTCGTTCTTGCCATTCTGATCCCGTGGGGGTGGCAGATCAATACCACCGTGGCGAGGCTCTCTGCTGACATGCAGGAGAACCGGGCTTGGCATGCAAGCCACTTGGAGATTGTGGCCAAGGAGAAAGAGAGTCTTCGACTCCAAGTGATGTCAGACATGGAGAAGCTGACCCGCTCGCTTATTGAGCGGGCCGAGTCAAAGCAAGACTCCATGCGCCAGGAGCTTCGTGATACTGACCGTGTGGTGCGGGATACAGCAGCTCGAATCGGTGTGTTGGCTGACAGCGTGGCGAGCCTTTCTTCGTCCGTATCGCAACTGAAGGCCAACGTCACAACGGCGCTCAGCGACTTGGATTTCCGCCGCAATGAACCTCAAACGAAAGGTAAGTGATTATGCCAAGACGAAGACGCGAAGACGAGCAGAAGCACAAGACCGCGAAGGGCCTGAAGCCGAAGAAGCCCAAGCGTCCAACCGACGCCCTGCGCCCGTTCCGTCGGCGTGACGACGACTGACGTGAGCCAGCCAGCCCTATTCTCAGACGGAGACACCGGATGGGTCGGAATCAACCACCGACTTCACCCGGCTCAAATCTCCGCTGGCTACGGCGAGTACGCCGAGAACTGCCGCTTCACTGAGGGCAAGGCGGCGACGCGTCTCGGGGCGCGCATCATGCCGTGGGCTGGGGAATGGGACCAGACGAACGGGTACCTCTACAGCCAGGCGGAGGTTCCCTACGTCAAACCGTTCACGAACGTCGTCGCCGCCGGCACGTTCAACGACCCGATCACCGCCTACTCCTGGCTGCTGGTCATCACCAGGGACCCGAACACGGGCGTCTTCAGCGCCTACCGGTCCCAGCCGGGGGTCACGGCGTGGCAGATGCCCACGCCGGCCGGTGCCACCATCCCGACCAGGATCAAGCTCATTCAGACCTACGACGGTGTCATAATGCTCCGCGGAAAGGACCTGAGTCCGCTCTACCTGTCGGATGTGGTTCATGGATTTCGAGAGCTTCCCACTGCGTCCACACCAGGGAACACAGTAATTCCACCAAGCACCCACGGGGTGTACTTTCAAAACCGTCTCTTTGTGGTGGACGCGCGGGATTCGATTGCGTACCGGGACACCGTCTGGGTCTCCGACTTCGGCGGTGTCTCGTCCGTCCTGGAGGGCAACGGGGCGTGGAACAACTTCAAGATCAACGTCGGGTCGCGCGACAGGCTCGTCGGCGCCTACAAGTTCAACGACACCACCCTGATTGCCGCAAAGACTGGCAGCATCTACGTGGTGTTCAACATCGGCGGAACCAACTCCGAGCTGCAGCAGAACGCGCAGCTTGACGAGATCACCACCGAGTACGGTTGCAGCGCTCCGGACAGCTTCGTGCAAGTCGGGTCCGACCTATGGTTCCTCGCGCACAAACGGGGGATCGTGAGCATCACCCAGACCTCCCAGAACAAGCTCCAAGGGGTGGACATCCCTAAGAGCAGGGAGATCGAGAAGCTCGTCCGCCGGATCAACTGGGAGCACGCCACGAACGCCGTGGCCGCGTTCAACGACAACCGTGCGTTCTTCGCCGTCCCACTGGATGACTCCACGGTCAACAACGCCGTGTTGGTGTACGACACCGCGACTCAGGCCTGGGCTGGCGTGGACCTGGGGGACGCCATCCGGGTCAAGGACTGGCTCAAGTACACCTACGGGGGACCCGAGCGACTCCACTACCTCCACGACAGCGGATTCCTGTACCTCTACGAGGACGGGTACTTCGACCACGTCGCTGACCAGGCAGGCGTCATCACCTACACCAGCATCCCCATGCTGTTCCGGACCCGCTCATACGGCGCCAAGGCTGGGCTCCGGACCAAGAAGAACGAGCGGGTGGCCGGCACGGTCAGAACCTGGTGGCCGAACTTCAGCCTCTCTGCGGTGTTCCCTGGCCAGGACGAGAAGCAAACCCTCATCAGCGATGAGACGAAGGACCGAACCAAATGGACCAGACCCTACGGAAAACCGGATTGGAACGAGCAAAACGCCAACGACGACTACAGCGACCCGTACCGGGAGGACTACAGCCTGATGGTGCCGTCTGCTGGTATTCTGACGGGGGCGAACGGGTTGGATCCGGACATCCACCAGGAGTACCAGTTCGAGCGGAGGGTCCACCGGAGAGCGGAGTCGGTTCAGTTCGAGTTCACGAACAGCCAGGGCAGACTGGAAGTAACGCAGTGCGGACTACCAGAATCGAAGTTGCAGCCTCGCGACACCGCCGTCCAGCGCACGTAAACGGATCGGTGCCACAGGAACTGCTGAAGCGTCTCGGGACTGCCGAGCGCGCCGCGGAGCCGTCTGCGGACGCCCATCGGACGCTCGTGGTCCACGGCCGGTTCGACGACTTCACCGGCTACGGGCAGTTCACAACCCAACTGGCACAGGAGTGGATTCGCGACGGCCGGTACCGGGTCGAGTGTTTGCAGGCCAAGAGCAGCAGCTTCCGGTACGGAGTTCCTACCGACATCGCGGCGTCCATCCGGGATGGGTACACCCCGGGGGTGAAGCGGGAGCTGTTCATCTACCCCCAGCCCGATCTGCTCACAGCGCCGCACCCAAGCCTTGAGGTCACCACCTACACGATGTGGGAGTCCTCTAGGATTTCATGGAGCTGGATGCACATGCTGAACCGCCATAAGGCGGTCATCGTGCCCAACGCGTGGAACGCGTCCTGTTTCGACGCGTGCGGGGTGACGGTGCCCATCCACGTCATCCAGCTTGGGATTCGCCTTGAGGAGTTCCCGTTCTCTCCCATGCCGTCAGGGAAAGTGTTCACGTTCGGCACCTCTGGCAACCATGATCCAAACGACTTCCGCAAGGGGGTCTGCCGCATCGTGGAGGCATTCAAGGCAGCCTTCCCCTACAACGACCACGTCCGCCTCGTGGTGAAGTCCCTCGGCGGGGCACCGAAACCACCGGAGGACCCGAGGGTGACGATCATCAACGAGCACTGGGACAAGGCCAAGCTCGCGGCGTGGTACCGGACGCTCAACTGCTACGTCTGCGGATCGTCTGGTGAGGGCTGGGGACTACCTCCACAGGAGGCCATGGCTACCGGCCGGCCAGTCATCGCACCGCACTACGGTGGCCTGGCGGAGTTCCACAACGGGGAGTCTGGGTGGGAGGTCGAGTACGACCTGGTCCCGGGCGTGGCCTACTGGAAGGGCCTCGGGCACTTCTGCTCGCCCAAGATCGCTTCCATGGCCCGGGCGATGACGGAGGCGGTGTACGACCGGGAGCAGCTTGAGGCGAAGGGTGCCTTGAGCCGGAAGGCCGCGGAGAGGTTCCCAATCGCGCGGACGGCGCGCCGAATACTGGAGGTCATCTGATATGGCAGTCGCAGTCCAAGTAACGAGGGGGTACACGGCCGTTGACGGCGTTCCCATCCAAACCGACGACTTCAACGCCGGGTTCCTGCCGAGCGTCGTCCTGACCGGAGATGTCATCGAGGCTGGCGGCGTCACGTCCGCGGATGCTGTGGCTGGCGCCTACTTCACCGCAGCCTCAACCGGAAGTGGTGGGGCGTACGTATTGACCCTGACACCAGCGCCAACCTCGCTTCCGAACGGGATGTGGGTTGGGTTCCTGTCCAACCACGCCAACTCAGGGGCGGCAACGCTGAACGTCAACGGGCTTGGGGCGAAGGCAATCGTCACGCCCGCCGGACAGGCGCTTACAGGGTCTGAGATCGTCGTTGGCCAGCCAGTTTGGGTCCAGTATTACGCCACCGGGGACCACTGGCGCATGTACTCTGTGAGCAGCAAGCCTCCGCCAGCAAGCTTCGCCCAGGACACCGGGGCTGCGAACGCATACGCTGCGACGTACCCAGGCCTTCCAGCGACGGCGCTGGTGCAGGTGGTCGGTATCCCGCTCTACTTCCTGGCATCCAATGCCAACACGGGAGCATCCACGTTCTCGGTGAACGGGCTCACCGCGACTCCAATCCTGAAGGGTGGAGGCACCGCGCTTTCGTCCGGTGACATCCCGGCCGACTCCATTGTAGGAGTCATGTACGACGGCAGCGACTTCAAGATGATCGGGTTCGTTGCCGCCCCGGCGCTTCCCTCGGTTGGCGCCACCGGAACGCACGTCCGGCCCTACAGCATCACCGTGGACGCTCAAGGACGCGTCACCAGCGTCACGGGGGCCACGTTCAACCAGTACGACTCCGGGGACACTGCGCTGCCAACCGCCGGTGCGAATAGCACGCTCACCCATGGCCTCGGGCGAATCCCAAGCCACGTCACGCTTCGGCTCAAGTGCACCGACGCCGGTGGTGATTCGAGCTACGCCAAGGACGACGAGGTTGAGTCCGGGGTGTTCCTGGTCACCGGAGCGCCCGCGTTCTACAAGCTGGTCACCGCCACCGGAATCACCATCGGCCGTCTGAGCGGAACAATCGCGGTCCTGCAGAAAACGTCGGTCACATCGTACCAGAACATTGACCCAACCAAGTGGGTGATGAAGGTCATCGCATCATGACGAAAGAGGGATTCCAAGCAGCCTTTGCGGCCAACCTCGGCGCCTGCACTTGGGAGCCGGACCCAGAGTACAGCGTCTTCACCCAGTACGACGCCGAGCTCTACACTCGTGTCAAGGAGCACTTCGTGCACAAGTACAAGGTGTTCTGGTCGGTCGCCAGGACGCTCATGCCAACGGTCATCATCGAGCTCGGTTGCTTCGCCGGATCGTCCGCAGACGCCTACGTGTCTGCGTCCAGGGCATCCTACATCGGCTACGACCTGTTCGAGTTCGCGGACCCGATGGGACTCGGGCAGCAAAGCGAGCCTGCCAAGTTCGACCCGTTCAGGGTGGCGGTGAAGCTGCTCGGGAAGCGCGGGTTCCTGTCGTGGGAGTTGCGCCGACGCAACCTGCGGCACATGACCACCATCCCGGACAACTGTGACCTTGGTGTCGTTGATGCGGCGCACGATTACACCAACGCCATCGCCGACTTGAAACTCATCGCGACGGCGAATCCAAAATGGGTCTGGGTTGACGACTACGCCGGCAAGGACGTGCAGCGCGCGTGCGCTGAATTCTGCGAGGATCGGAATCCGGCCTGGACTTGCGAGGTACCGTACATCAACCAGGGGTACCTGATCTCGTTCGCACCATGACTTCCATGTTCCCAGAATTCATCCCAGGGGTCTGCATTCCGAATCCGGAAACGGTGAGGATGCTGACTCCGCAGAACGTGCTCAATCGCGTCAGCATGAACATGGAGCCTCGCTACGAGTTCGTCTCCAGCCTGTTCGCTGGAGACCAGAACACACGTCAGGCTGTCACGTCAAAGGGCGACATTGACCAGCACTTTCTGCGGCCTCGGTTCCTTGTGCCGCTCGTCCGCCACATCGCCTCGGTGCGGAAGCCAGACATCTTCACGGTGTACCTGGACGAGTGGCTGTCGGTATGGTCGGCGCAACTCACCGAGGTTGGCGCCCAGGTATTCATCATGCCGCATCCGGTGAAGGCCATTGGTATCTCGTGGCGACTACTCAGCCTTGCGAACAAGGGATGGAAGATCATCGTGGACGCAGACATGGAATCGAAGGCGCCCAGCGAGATGGCGGTAATCCGAGCCGCCAGGGATGGGAATTACGATTGGGTCCGAATGAACAACATGCCAATGGTGCCAGGGTTTGAGCACCACTACCTGCCAATCTGCGGCAACGTGGCCACCAGTCACGTCGAACCAGCGATGCGCGACATCCTCGCCGAGTTCATCGATAGTTGGCCTGCAATCTTCGCTGACGAGGTCGAGCGCAGGATCATCCCCCCGAAGCCAGCCTCGCATGACCCCATGGGGTACGGTTTCGACGAGCAGTTCCTGGCTCGATGGGCGTACCCGCTGTGCCGGCAGCAGCGGACGGTGTGCATGTCGAAGCGAGCGGAGAACGCCATGCTTCTGCACGACATGCACCTGACTCCAGAAACAACCTGGTGGTGGGTATGACCGACCTTCGCCAAATTCGCACTCCCGACGAGCTGAAGCGGTTGCAGGAAGCCGCCAAAGCGGACGACCACCGCGTCCTGCTCGCGACGCACCTTGTTGAGAAGGACGGCAAGATCGTCGGATACGGTAGCATCAACGGCGCACCCATCGTCAACCTGTGGCTCGATTCCAAGAGCGTGTCCGCGATTGACTCGGTTCGCCTGCTTCGCCGGCTCACTGACGGGCTTGGGTTTAGCGGCGCCCGTCACGTCTTGATGCCGTGTGCGGAAAAGTCGCCGTTCACCCCATTCATGGAGAACCTCGGGTTTGAACGTCTTGGGCCAACCACACTTTACCTGAAAGGACTGTGACCTATGGCATGTTTTGGACCTGATTCACCGGAGATGCGGAACTACGCGCAGGAGACGCGCGACACGCTGCAGGCACAGATTGACCTGGCGCCAGAGCTTCTGGCGTCGGAGCAGCAGTTCCGTCCGCAGTACACCAAGCTCAACCTCGACATTGCCAGGCAGTCCCTCCCAGACGTGCTCGCGATGTACGAGCAGTCCCAGCCGGCACTGTCGCGGATCGCAACTGCCGAGCAGGCGGCGCGGGTTGGGGGTGAGGTCGGATTGGTCGGCCAGTACGCCGGGGACGTTACCGACATGCTTCGCAGCGCGGCGGGATCCAAGGACTTGCTCGACGAGTTGACCAGGCAGGCGGAGGGGGACCTGGCCCTCGGTGGAACCCTCGACCCGGAGGCTCGCGCAGAATTGGCCCAGGCCGTCCGCTCCGGTCAGGCTGCCAGGGGATTCGGAACCGGGATGCCCGACATCAACGAGGAGGCCCTGATGACAGCCCGGGAGTCCGAGGCACGCAAGGCGCAGCGCAGAGGGTTCGCGTCGGGGGTGGCGAACCTGCTCCAGACCGGCACCGACCCGTTCATGGCCATCCTCGGGCGGCCGTCCACCAGCCAGAACCAGAGCACCCTCGGGCAGGCGGCAGGGTTCGACTCTGGGAATGTGTTCAACCCTGAGAGCGACTACGCGGGGAGCATCTACGCCGGTAACCAGGCCTACGACTGGGCGTACAAGCAGGCGACGCCGTCCACCATGTCCTTGATCGGGCAGGGTACCGGATTCGCCGGATCGCTCCTGACAGGCCTCGGAAACGCCAAGAAGTCAGGTCTGATCGGATGCTGGATTGCCCGCGAGGCCTTCGGTCAGGAAGACTCCCGCTGGTGGCGCTTCCGTGACTGGCTCGCGTCCTGGGCGCCGTCGTGGCTGCGGTGGTGGTACTACCGTCGCGGCCCGGGCGTGGCGGCATGGCTCAAGGAGAACCCGTGGGCGAAACCGGCGGTGAGGTTTGCGATGTCGCAGTGCATCAGAAAGGCGTGACGTATGGCAATCTTCGGACAGGGTAGGGGCACCTACGTACCCCCGCCGAACCTGAGCGACTTGGTGGCGAGGAACCAGCAGATTGGCATGCAAGGCATGTCCAAGCTCGGGGGCATGATCGGGGGTGCCATTGGCGGCGGAATCGCGGCTGCGAAGCCAACGAATGCAGAGCTGTCGTCCTGGTACGAGTCGGTTGGAACTCAGCCGAGGCCTGGGGCGAACTGGGGCCGTGGACTGGCCGGTGCCATGGAGGGAGCGGCTCAGGGCGCAGATGAGGAGTACAAGCGTGAGGCGCAGGAGTTCAAGGGGCTCCAGGACTTCCTGGAAGCTGCCCACGGCATCCCAAAGAACGCCACGCTCGGGAAGTCTGTCGGACAGCTCAGGGGGCTCGCGAGGGGGCTTGAACAGAAGCAGATGATGGACCTGAAGCTTCGGGAGCAGGCCAGCACTGAAGCGCGCCAGGCCGCCCTGCAGAAGTACGAGGAGGGCATGGTGCAGGCTCGCCAGCAGCAGCTCGAAGCTAAAGCGGCGGAGGACGCCGCCGACCAGCGGTTCATGGACCACGTCCAAATGTACCGCAACGCCTACGGTGACGAGGGGGACCCTATCGCCTACGGGCTAGCCAATTCGCCTGGGATCTCGTCCGATCTGCGTAACAAGATCGCCGCCGGCATGGACCCAATCGCCCAACTGAACGCCAGGACGGCGGCACAGAACGCCGCCACGAACGCCCGGCAGGCGGACTTGGCAGAGAAGAAGGCGGCTGGCGGGGAAAGCGACCCCGAACTCCGCAACCAGTACCTGAAACTGCGCCAGTCCGAGAACGAAGCCATGGCCAGGTGGCGTGAGAAGCCGAAGGACGACAAACTGCGGACCGAGGCGAACGCGGCAACCAGGACCCGGCAGCAATTCGAGCGAGACTTCAGGTACAAACCGCCCGGCGCCGCACCCGCCCAGCAACCGTCTGCATCCACCGCTGGAAGGTTCAAGATCATCTCCGGACCATAGGCGCCATGCCACAATACCGCATCCAGGACTCCGAGACAGGCCGGACGCTTCTCGTCGAAGGCGACAGTCCACCGACCGAGTCCGAGATGGCTGAGTTGTTCTCTCAGGCGGCTCCCGCTTCTCCGAAGCAGTCCCAGGGTGAGTCCGGAGACATGCTCCTGACCGACGAGGGGCCAGCGGGCGGAATGCCGCCAGAAGCCGCCCAGGAGCCGCAGGACAACGGCAAGGGGCGCATCCGGTCGGCCGCGGCGGAGGTGGGCCGCGCGGCGGTCGAAGGCTTCGGGCTTGGGTTCAAGGGGCTTGGAGCCAGCCTGGCGAACATGCCACGGTTCCCGAAGTCCACAATCGCGACGCTCCGGGCCGGCACCGACCCGTTTTCCGAGCGTGCTAGACCAGAGGAAACGGTGGCGTGGAACCTCGGGGAAGCCATCACTGACGCCGGCAACCGGGCGTTCCAGCCAAACCAGAAGTACCATGGAGAGTGGCTGGCGTCCAAGATTCCACAAGGGCTCGGGTCCACGGTGGCGTTCCTGCCGGCGGCGGTAGCTGGCGCTCCCGGCATAGCGGCTGTGGGCGCCATGGTCAACGGCGCCGCAGCATACGACGAGGCCAAGCAGAAGGGCGCCGACGACGACCAGGCCACTCGGACGTTCTGGTGGAACGCGCTCGGTGGCACCTCGGAGGCATTCCCGCTGTCCCGCATCATTGACCGCATCAACAAGGCTTCCAAGGGCGCCGTCGGGAAGTGGGTCAAGGACGTGATCGCCTCCGGGTTCGAGGAGGGTGTCCAGGAGGGCGCACAGCAGGCCTTGCAGAACATCGTCGCCAAGCACATCTACGAGCCAGAGCGGAAGGTGCTGGAAGGCGTGGCCGAGGGCGCGGGCGTCGGGGCTGCCGTCGGGTTGCTCCTGCCGGGCGTCGGAGGGGGAGTCAAGATTGCCGGCCAGAAAGCGGGCGAGGCAGTCAGGCAGAAGTACCTGCGCGAAAGCACCGGCATGGTCCCCGGCGGCGGCACGGGCGGCATGATCCCGGTCGAACCGGAGACACCGACAACCGGAGGTCCTGGTGGCACCGTCGTCAACTTCAAGACCTCGGACGGGTCAGAAGGCACCCTCAAGCTCGCGCCGGGAACCGACCCAAAGGTTGGAGTCAAGACCGTCAAGACGCAGCACAAGGGGGCCACGATCACAGGGTTTGAAGCGTTGCCGGGTCCCGCCGCTGGAATCACGCGAGAGCAGGCTGAAGCAGGGGCATCCCAAGGGGTAGCACCGAGCCGGTTCAGCTCGCCAGTGGACGCGGCAATCATGGAATCTGCGCCGACCGAGGCGCGTGTCACACCTTCTGCGCGTGAAGCCACTCTAAAAACGCTTGGGCTGCCAGCAGCAGACGCTGGGTTACTTCCTGAAGTGCCAGCAAAATCAGGTGCGGAAATGACGCCTGGAGAGTTCTTTGACGCTGCAACACAACCATCGTCTGGCGCTTTAGACATCATCCAGATAGCGGAACTTGCCAGTCGCTCAAAAGAACAGGATGTCACAGGATCATCTGTAACTCAGCGTACTGTTCCAGGAGCTTCATCCATTCCCAGCACGCGAGGGGCTGCAATCAGAAAAGCCCATGAATTGCAGATCAAGATGGCGCTCAGGAACGGAAGCCCGGTAAATGCGAATGCGGTCAAGAAATACGGGATACAAGTTCCTGACGGATACGCCATTCAAGGCGACAGCTACGTCAAACAATCTGCGCCGACCGAGGCGCGTGTCACACCAGCAACAGCCCCGGAGGAGAACTTACCTCCTCCGGGGCCACCCACCAGTCCGGTGGCTGTTTCTGCGGCAGAACCAGAGTCACAGGCTGTCACACCAACGCCGCCAGCCCCTCCCGTTGAGCCAGGTGTAAGCACACCTGAAGAAGTAAGTCAAGCAGAGAAAGGACCCTCAGATGCCAGTGGAGTACGAGCGGAAGCGGGACTGGTACCTACGCAAGGGGTACCCGTTGAAGGAGGCGAAGCGCAAGGCGGCAATCAGTTGGAACCTGGCCCACCCGAACAACCCCAACCCGTGGGCGCGGGAGAAGAAGCGCCGGTAGCAAAGAAGAAGCGTGGGTTTGCGCTCACTCAGCGTCAACTCCTGCAGCGCGAGACTGACCAGCACGGATACGACATCATCGCCTGGGTGGCAGACCAGATGCCAGTCATGTCCAAGACCAGTGCCAGGAAGCGGGGTGGAGACTTCTGGCGCCTGAACAAGTCCATGTGGGACGGATCGCCAAAGCTGGCTAACCCTCGCCACAACCAGGTGTACGCCAGAACCGGCGGGGCAGCTCCGGACCGGGTGGCGGCCGCGGCATACGAGTTCGGAATCCTGAAGTCTCCAGACGTGGACGAACTTTGGAGGGCAATCGAGGCTGCAAGCTCTGGGCGCGCCGGAAGCGTCAAGCGTGCCTCGGGTGAGAAGTCCGAGCTCGACGCGATGGGGGAGGAGTTTGAGGCATGGAAGCAGGCCACGGCCAGCGGAGCGTTCGAGGCGTCGGCCGACGACCTGAACGTCGGGGACGTGCTCGACGTGGAAGGGGAACCGGTCAAGGTGCGCGCCAAGGACCCGGCTACCGGCGCGGTTGAACTGGACGACGGAAAGCGGTTCGGTCGGCAGACGCTCAAGGCTGGGCAGACGATCTGGGTCGAGAAGGCCACGCTGGCAGACGGGACTGTGGTGGAACCGGAGGCGAAGCCCGCCGAGGAGCCGGTGCCTGAACCAGACCAGCCCGCCACCATCGAGGACAAGCTCCGCGCGCTGAAGACTGACATGCGCGGGAAGGTGTTCGACGTAACCGCCGCAACATACCACTCGCTCAAGAACGCCATCCTCGACGTAGCCATCGGGTTCATCAAGGTCGGCAAGGCACTCGACGCCGCGGTGCGGGACGCCATCGCGTGGGGGCGCGTCAACTTCCCCAAGGTCAAGTTCGACGCCGTCCAGATGGAGAAGGACATCTACGACGGCCTCTCCAAGGTCCAAGGATTCAGCACGGGTGGACTCCGGGGAGTGCAGCGTGTGGTCCGCGCGCTCGACAAGGACCCGGTCACCGCTGACAAGGTTGGCGCCGAACCATTCGACCCTGAGAACGTCCCAACGCTGATGGGCAAGCTGTCACGACCGTCGGCTGTCACCGAGAACTTCGACCGGCAGCTTCAAACGGCGAAGGAGGCGGCGAACACTGAGGACGCCTACACCAAGGCGGCGGTGCTCACGATGCAGGCCCAGCTTCTCCGGAACATGGAGGAGTCGTTCTACGGCAAGGACCCCAAGCTGATCCCGTGGTGGGTCAAGATGTTCATCCCGAGGCAGCGGCTCAACGAGGCCCACCGCGCAGCCACGCACGTCGCCGCAAGCCTGAACGTGACACAGGCGGACATGCTCAACGGGTACACCTTCGAGCCTTTCGAGATGCGTGCAGGCCCGGTGCCGGCGAGCGTCATCGAGAAGGCAGGGCTGCAGCCTGGCGACACATGGCAGAGTCAGAACTGGAGGGGGCAGAAGGAACTGCTGACCATCGGACCGAAGGTTGAGCTCGAAGACGGGCGCACCATCTACCAGTTGCTCCGTCCAATGTCCGTCCAGACGCAGAAGGAAGTCTGGCAGTGGTTCCAGCAGGAGTACCCAGAGTTCGAGTGGCTCATTGACATGTGGGTCAACCCCGCGCTCAAGGGTGCCCGGGAGACCGTGAACGGCGTTGAAGTCCCGATCTTCAACCGTTGGGCACTGATGGACCGCTACGGTGAGTCCGACCCGAACTTCGTCGCACGCGAGGCGTACACGCCGGACGTGCTCGTGCCCGCCCTGCTGTCCGGGGCAACCGCCAAGTGGCTGAAGGAGCGCAAGTGGACCTTCCGCGAGGGCGTCAGATCACCGGGGCGCAAGTACGAGACTGGCGCCGCCCGCGAGTCTGGCGCCGTGCTCGACCTCATCTCAGGATGGTCCGTGCGAGCCGCCCAGGTGCTCCGTGAGGAGTCGCGCAAGCGGTGGCTCAACCAGGTGATCTCCGCCGCTGTGGACGTGCCCAACGGAAACCCGGCAGCGATTCCCAAGGGCTGGGTTAAGCTGGAGAACGCGATTGACGACGTGTGGACCGCCGTTCAGTCCATGCGGGAGTGGCACGGAAAAGGGTTCCCGCAGGTGACCGCCACGTTCGCCGACCGAAACTCTCCTGAGTTCAAGGCCTACTTCAGCGAGTTGCAGAAGCTCCACTACCTGAACCGGCCGAAGATGCTGCCGAAGCATGTTGCGGAAAGTCTCATCCGAGACTGGGAGCAGCAGGACAACCTTGGGATGATGGCCAGGACAGCCAAGGCCATTCACCAGTTCATCACCAGGGACCCAGCACTGTCCGAGGAGTGGGCGCGAAAGATGCGCCGAGGCATGGAGGGGTGGGCTATGAACTACAAGGCATTCCTGCTGCTGATGCCGCGCACGTACCTCGTGAACCGGACGGACAACTACCTCCGGTTAGCCTACGCGGCGTGGCAGCGGATGGTGTACGCCGCGATGCGCGGCGGTGACCGTGAGGCGTTCGGCGAGGCTCGACACCTTCTCTTGGCATCCATGGTCAACCTGATGCCGGGCGTCCGGCAGGCGTTCCATCTTGGGGAGAACAAGCTCTTCAACGAGGCGGTGACCCGGTCGCTGGTACCGCAACTGTTCGAGCAGCAAACGAACCTCGCAGACCTGCAGGTGTACGGCGCGAGCGTACGAGACCAGGTCCGGTCGCTCTACGATCAGGGACTGAAGAAGCAGGCGGCGGCGCTCATGGCCAAGAACGCCGGGGTGTTGTCCCTCGAAGCCACCGGGTACGGCAATCTCGACATCACCGCCAAGCAGCAGATGGCGTTCAACCTCCTGTTGGCCGACGCCAAGCAGCAGGCCAACCGGCTGGGTCTGAAGGGAGCAGCACGCAAGGAGGCCATCGCTGCGTTCGTGCTCCATCCTCCGTCCGAGAAACTCGCAGCGGCGATCAAGTACACGAACCGGGCGCTCCTCAACTACTCCGACACGCCCCAATGGATCAACTGGGCCGCGAGGCACCCGGCCATCTCGACATTCGTCGCCTTCCCGATATTCCGGTACCACTGGCTGAGCCGTGAGATTGACCGTGCCACCCGCGGGTTCAAGCTGGAGTGGGACAGGCTGGTGAAACACAAGCGCATCTCCAAGGAGGAGCGGGCGAACGCCTGGGCTGACTTCATCTCGTGGGCCACCATGCCGGCCATGGGGTGGGGCGCCGCTAACATCGCGTACGCGCTCGCGGATTCAGTCCTGGGGCTCAGTGCGGGCGCCGACGATGACGACGACGACCCGCGCAAGCTCGTGGGGTCCTCGACCACCATCGAACTCGACGACGATGGCAAGGCAGCCCGCAAATCCATGGCGCGAGACCTGGTCACCAGCAACCGGATCAACATGAACCGGGTCGGCCGGATGTTCGGCCTGGACACCGGGGGCGACGAAGACTGGTGGCTCTACATCAAGGGACTTCCGATCATCCAGTCCGCGTCCCTGTTCCATCTCGCGCAGTCGGACGCCAGAAAGTTCGGGTTCGCCACCGGGATGAAGACCGCGCTCGTCGGGATGCGAGACCTACTCTCCGACATGACTGGCGTGGGGCAGGCACCGAAGCTTGGGTTCAAGATCGCCGCCGAACTCGGAAATGAGACCGACAAGCCCGCGTACTCCTGGATTGACCCGTACGCCACGAGCGTACCACTCTCGGCCTACACCACATTGCTCGCCCTTCAGCTCATCCCTGGGCAGCGTCAGGCTGACGAGCTTCTGAAGTGGATGGACCCGACGCCGCGCCGAATCACGGCCAGCAAGTCGCTCGACTACGACCCCGGCGTCATCGAGGCCATCAAGCAGGGAGGGTGGACCGGCATCGCCCACCGCATTCAGCGCAAGATCAGCGCGGGGACGTTCGAGTCTGACCTACCAGCCAAGGGGCACATCAATCGCAGGTTGGGAGAGGTGGACAAACCGGTCACCTACGGGCTTGGCTCGCGCATCGCCAGTCTGGCTGGATTCAACGTGAAACCGGTCAACCGCCAGGAGTACGAGGAGCAGCTTGACGAATGAACACCGACTTCGACACCGAGATCATCTTCAACCCCGACAAGCCCAAGCTGTCGGAGCTCATGGACGAGTACATGCTCATCAACCCGAGCATCAACGGGCTGACCAGCATGGTTGAAGGAGACAACATCCGGTTCAACAAATGGGAAAACCAAGACGCGTCGTGCCGCAAGATCAGCGCCAACGGATTCGAGGCCAAACCGTGGGAGGGGGCAAGCGACCAGCGTGTGTTCCTCGCGGACGATGTCATCAACGAGCACGTTGCTCTCTGCGTCAACTCTTTCTGGAGGGCCATGCTCAGCCTCGAAGGAACCGAGGTTGGGGACCTTGGTAAGGGTCCCGTCGCCACGAAGGCCATCCAGTGGTTCGTCAAGAACAAGCAGGAGGCCGAGCTTCAGCGCGAGGTTCAACTCTCCGCGCAGTACATGGACCAATACGGGTGGACCGTTCTGCACCCAAGCTGGAAGCGCAAGGTGAGCCTCCGGATGATGGAGATTGACGCCGAGGACTTGGACCCAGCCAGCCAGCTCATGGCGCTCGACCCTCAGTACGAGGGACCCGCCATCGAGGTGTTCCAGCAGCTCTACGCCGACTACGTCGCACAGAACATCTCGGGCGTCTGGGAGGGTGAGATTCCCAAGGTGTCGAAGAAGACCATCCGGAAAGCCCTTGAAGACCTTCGCAGCGAGCGTGGGAAAGCCAAGGTCCCCATCCCCTACGTCCAGGAGAACCGGCCGAGCATCATTGCGCTCAAGCCGTGGGAGGAGGTGCTCATCAGCACCGACAACGGCGACATCAACCGATGCCGGGTGTACGTGCGACGGTTCATGCGCGAGGAGGAGCTGTGGGAAAAGGTGGCGATGGAGGGGTGGGATCGCGCCTGGGTCGAGAAGGCTGTCGCGCACAAGGGGAAATACTCCTACTGGTCCTGGATGGGGAACACCGCCGTCAGCTCGAATCTGACGCAGGGGTACAACCTGCTGGAGAACGGCAACCCGACGCAGATCGAGGTCATCTACACTTACTCGCAGCGGCTCAACTCTGACCTCGTGCCGGGCATCTACGAGACGGTCTGGCATTCGTGCGTTGGGGGGCGTTCGTCCAGCGGGGACGAGGACCTGGTCGGGCACCATGGCCTCTGCGACTTCAAGCACGGGCTCAACCCGTTCGTCCTAGGTGCCCGCGAGTGGATTGCCCGATCCGTGCTCGCGTCCCGGGGCGTCCCGGAGATCGCATTCCCGAGCCAGCGTGTGGTCAAGACGCAGCAGGATGCGCTAATTGACAAGGCGAACACGGAGACATCCCCTCCCGTCCTGGTGCCCCCGCGGTACATGGAAATGAAGATCGAGTTCGGGCCGCAGTCCAAGGTCCCGATGCTCCCTGGCAACGACCGACCGGCGCTGTGGCCAACCACGCCACAGACTGCCGTCGCCGTGGACGTGATGAAGCGCGAGGAGGGGTGGGTTGACCGCTACTTCGGCAGGCTCAACCCCGAGCAGCCCCCGCCCACCGCGTACGCCAAGCAGCAGCTCATGGTCAACAACTTCCTGGCCATGTGGAAGCAGGCCTACGCGCAGGAGTGGGCCTTGATTTGCCAGTACGTGGACGAGAAGGACTTCATGGCCATCACGGGGGCTCCGAAGCCAGTCCAGAACGAGGCCTCCGCCATCACCGCAGAGCACGACCTGATGCTGAACTTCGACGTGCGGCAGATGGACATGGATCACACGCTGAAGGAGCTCGAAATCATCCAGAAGGCGATTCTGCCGGTGGACGCCGCCGGGGTGATTGACCGGGTGAAGCTCGTCCAGGCCGCCCTGGCTGCCATCAATCCGGTTCTGGCCAAGCAGCTCGTGAGCGACCAGACCGCCGCAAGCCAGCGCATCTACAAGGACGTTCAGAACGACCTCAACTCGATGTTCCTCGGGAACATGCCCATGCCGGTCGAGAACGACCCGACGGCGCCCAGGAAGATGCAGTACGCCCAGCAGATCATCGGAACCAACCCGATGTTCCAGCAGGCCTTGCAGCAGGATGGACTCTTCCGCAAGAACCTTGAGACCTACGCGAAGAACCTGATGATGAGCGCCGCGCAGGAGAAGAACAAGGTCGTGGGGCGCATCGGGGTGGACCCCGCAGACACCGCGGCTGCATGATCTCCGATCAGGAGTTCCTCCAACGCTGGCGCAAATCCTGCCCAGTCACCGACTACCCCGGGCTCCCGTTCCTGAGTGAGCAGGAGCTCCTGGACTACTGGCACCGGAAAGGCCCAGATGGGCTCAACCCGCTGGTCAAAATCTGGGAGGCTCGAGAGTCCCGCGTCCGCCAGGCAATCAAGGACCCGTTCCAGTTCGGCCTCGAACTGGACTGCTGGAAGCGCGCCGACCGGTTCCTCTACCCACAGGACGGCGACGAATGGGCGCAGAAGATTCGCCTACTGCTGGTGCTGGGCGGAAACCGGTCAGGCAAGAGCCGGTGGGCGGCAGACCGGGTGGTCAAGACCCTGGTGCGAAACCCCGGGACCCGCATCGTGTGCGTGTGCCAGAAGATGGAGACAAGCCGACAGGTGATGCAGGAGTACATCTGGGCGGAGCTTCCCCGGGAACTGCGCGCGCTTAACAAGAAGAAGGACCCGTCGAACATCTTCCACGTCCAGTACAGCAAGGCCACCGGGTTCGGTGACCCTCCACGCATCGTGTTCCCGGCGAAGGACGGCCGGGCCAGCGAGATCATCTTCCTGACCTACACCCAGGACCCAGCCGACTACGAGGGCATCCAGTTGGGCAATCCGTGGGTGCCAGGCCTCGTGGGCTACTGGTCGGACGAATCCCTCCCCCTACCATGGCTGACGCTCCTGCGGTACCGCAGCGTCACCTGCGACGCGAAGGGCATCTGGACGTTCACGGTGCTGCGCGGCATGACCCAGACCCTGGACGACGCCATGGGTGCGGGTACGGTAGAGGAGAGCCGGCCGGCGGAACTGCTGGCAGACCGCCAGAACCTGCCCGGGATCCCAAAGGGGCACATGCCGACGGTACAGCACGGCGCGGCGCCCGAGACCGCCATTGTGTACTTCCACACCGACGAGAACCCGTTCGCCGGCTACAAGCGGCTCAAGGTCGAACTCCAAGGGCGCAGCGTGGAGACCATCGAGCGGCGCGCCTACGGGTTCCCTCGGGCCATCCGGGGCAAGCGGTTCCGCAACTTTGGGGCTTGGAACATCGTCAAACCCAACGAAGTGCCACTTGAGGGCACCAACTACATGCACGTTGACCCGGCGGACGCCAGGAACTGGTTCTGCATGTGGATGCGGGTGCTTCCAGGAGGGCACGTTTACGTCTGGGCTGAGTGGCCAACCGTCGAGGAGTTCGGGGAGTGGGCGGTGTCCACCGAGCGCAACCCGGACGAGGGCGGTTCGGGCTGGGATGGCGACAAGGGACCCGCACAGGAGACGCTGGGCTACGGAATCGCCCGGTACAAACGGCTGTTCCTGCAGATTGAGGAGGGGGAGTGGAAAAGGATGGGGAGTGCGGGTACGGTCGCGAGTGCGGGTACGGGAAAGGTCCAGCCGTACGTGTTCCGTCGGACGGTGGACCGCCGATTCGGGCCGTCTCCGATCACGCTGCCTGGCGGCCTCGTGACTCTGGCCGAGGTGACGAGCCTCTGGCAACAGCTCAACGAGGAACAGCCGGGCGCCGCGGCCATGGCGTTCGACCTGGCGTCGGGCGCCGGCCTTGAGGAGGACGGGTCCGAGATGATCCAGGCCGCTCTGGATTTCGACCGCGAGCAGCCGCTCGACCCGGCGCGCAACTGCCCGCGGCTCTTCGTCTCCGATCGGTGCCAAAACACGATCTGGGCCCTGTCGAATTACACCGGCCGCGACGGCCAGCGTGGAGCGTGCAAGGACCCGATTGACTGCCTTCGGGACAGCTTCACCTCGGGTCTGGAGTACATTCCGCCGCTCTCCCGGGTGGTGCGGCGCCCACAAGCTGTCTATGCCTAACCTAAGTAACATGAGCAACTTACTAATGAATCCAGCGCAAATCAGAAACGAGCTCCGCGGCCAGTCTGATCTTCCACAGGTGCGCGCGGTCCTGGCGTTGGTGGCCGGCCAGCGGGATCAGGACCAGGCGGCGCTTGTGGCGCCCGGCCTGGGGGACGCGCAGCGGCACTACTACGCCGGCGCCGTGGCTGGCATGACGGCGCTGCTCGACGACCTGCAGCGAGCTCTGGAAAACGAAAACCCCGCCCGGTGAGCTGGGCGGGGTGTGTGGTCCAGGTTTGAATCAGCCGAACAGGACAGGCAATTCCTGCATGCCGTCAGCTACAGCCCAGCATCGTAACACAAAGGCGGTGATGGACTCGCCAGCAGCTTGCCACACCGTGCCAGAATAACCGTTCGACCACAGGTCGCAGAACATGCCGGGCGCGTTATCGGTCATGCGCCCAAAGGTCATGCGGACAACTGGCTTTTCAGACTTCACTCCCCACCCCCTTCCAACTTGGCCAGCACGGCGCGGGCTTGCGCTTCGGCGGCTTCAATTGCGGAGTAATATTCACCGTCCAACAAAGACTCCGCTGCGAGCATGGCACGCAACGCCTCCGCCAGCTCTGGGGCGGCGGCAATCAGGCGGGCGTTGGCCTGGGCTTCGTCAAGCAGCCTCCTCCATTCGGGCACAACGTGATTGTGTAAGGCCTCGGCCAGCATTTGCTTGCCGTCGTCCGCTCCGATCATGGTCTTGCAGTCGCCGTGTATATGCCACGGTCCAGGCGTGTGTTTGGTGTTCACTTCGCACCTCCTTCGATCTTGGCCAGCACGGCGCGGGCTTCGCGAACCGCTTGTTGAAGGTCTTGCTTGGCGTCAAGAACATAGACCGGATCGGAGAGCATTGTGTCCCTCCGTTCGGCGACTACAGTCAAACGGTGCAACGCGTCCACCAGCTCGTCGTGCATGTTCCAGCACGTCGCAAGACGGCGGGCATCTTGTGGCCGATAAACTGTAGCCACAGTGCAATTGCTGCCATGCAGAAACAGCTTGTCAAACTCGGTTGCGGTTTCGTCCCCAACAATGCGCCCCTGCAAAACAGCAGTGGCGTGAAGACTTCCCGGCGTGTGCTTGGTGTTCATTGAAACAGCTCCTCCTTCCCAAACAAACGTGACTGCTCGAAATCTCCCCGGCTCCCGCTGAGCGGCCGGCGGCGCCGTTCCTCCAGGTCCTCCCGCTGGCGCTTGCGCTCGCGGGCCGCAGCCTCGCGGTCCTCACGGTGGCGGCGGGCGTCGTCGGTTTCGAGTTCAAGGGTGAAGGCCTGGGGCTCGGTGGGGCCAATTCCGAGGGCGGAATGGTCCAGGGGCTCGAATAGGTCTGCGTTCATAGGTAGGCACTCTCCAGGTAGGCGAACAGTCGGTTTATCAGTCGTCGAATCATGGTATCAGGTGGACAAGGATTTTCTGCACCGCTTCGCTCAGGTCCCGGCCGGTCGCGGTGATTGACCAGTCAGGGAAGGATAGGGTCAAGGTCATATTGCTTGGCCGTTGAAGAGTTTACGGGCCACACTGCGGTTGCTGGGGTGCTCGGTGAGCATGGCGCGGCTCGCCCAAACGGAGTAACGGAGCGAGGTCGCATGGTCACCGCGCTCGTACGCTGCCCGCACGCGCTCCCCGGCTTCTCGGTACTGCTGGGGCAGGTGCCGCCAGCGGCGGCGCTCCCGCTCGGCGTCCAGGTGAGCTTCAAGCTCGCGGCGGGTCATGGTGTCAATGCTCATGGCTTGTTAGTTTGAGTCCATGCCGCACGCAACGAGAAACCGGTGTTTGTTGAAGTTTGGGTTGTCGTCAATGGCGATGACGGAATAGGAATTGGCAACCTCGGCCAATATTGTGCGCTCGGCGGGATCGGTGTGACGCTCCCAAAGTTCGCGCAACGCTGCAGCTATTTTGACGTAGTGTTTTTTGCTCATGCTGTCTGGTGTTAGATGTTGTACCGAACAGAGGGACGATATCACCTCCCCATTGTGACACAAGAAAAGATAGTGTCTTTAGTTTTGGGTTGTGACACAAGATGGCATGGCGTGTGCTAGTGTTCCTGTGAAACTTTCTTGTTGCGTTGGCATGGTAAATGAGTAGGCTTCCGACATGCGTAAATGCTCACGATGCGGCAAGGCTAATCGGCGACCGCTTGCAAGGTACTGCTGGCGCTGTCATGCGGCTTACATGCGGCACTGGCGCCAGGATCACGAAGCGACCGATGAACAGAGGAAGCGAAGCAACGCCAGGCGTTACCTGGGCGTGTACTTGGCGCGCGGCAAGATCAAGCGGCGGCCGTGCCAGGTTTGCGGTGAGTCACTGGTCGAGCCGCATCACCAGGATTACAACAAGCCGCTGGCGGTCGTGTGGCTTTGCCGCCGGCATCACATGGAATTACACGGCAAACAGGCGCGAAGCTAATCTTGTGCCACAAGGCCAGAACAGAGTGAAAGAAAGTCAGATTTGCAGGTTGTGTCACAAGGCGGGTGTGGTATGGTTCCGGCGTGACAGCTAACCAGAAAGACAACATGACCACCCCCACCGAAGCCGCCTGCGCGAGCGGGCAAAACCTTTGAACTATGGCAAGCATAGGCTACGGAATCCGGACGCGCTGCAAGGCGTGCGGGAAACGCTGTGCGACTTGGGCGACTTACTGCCTTAAGCATCGCCTGCAGTATGGGGAGGCGACTGCCAAGGAAAGAGCCTCGGCGGCAAGGTTGATCAAGCGTGGCAGCAACCTGGACACGAGCACAACCTTTGCGACGGCCTGTGCATCGTTGGAGTTGGCGCAAGATTGCCAGGCATTTCTTGAGAAACCATGAAAACCACCAGTGATGCCGCCCGCGCGCTCCAGCGGGGCGACCTGCTGAAATGGAGCGAGTCAGCAATCCGCCCCTTGCGGGACTGGTGGCTGACCCAGGGGCGCCACGAGCCCAAGGAGCACGCCAAGGCCAGCCTGGACGCCAAGGCGGCAGAACGCATGACCTATCTGCGGACGGTCGAGGGGAGGTTCTGCACGTTCATCGAATACCGGCAGGGAGTGATTGAAGGGCGATGCATGCCGTACATGGTTGAGAAGGTGGAAGACTGAAGAAAGGGTAACAAGATGACAACAATGGCGGAAAAGCTCGCTTGGGACTTCCGGAATGATCTTGTGGCAGCGTCCGATTACGCGCGCAGAGTTGCAAACTGCTACAGGGCCAGCGGCCAACCGGGCGACGCTGCGGAGTATGACTTAGCGCGGGAGTCACTGGAAAACGAGATTGCGAGAATGAAGGCTAGCGCAATAGCTGAGTCGTTCTGGAAATAGCGAACTGGCCTACAGTCAAGCCCCGCTTCCCGCGGGGCTTTTTGTTTGCCCGCACAGCTCCAGGACATCCCGCACGACCCAGTAGCGGTGCGGTCTGGCGCCGCGGCGAGCCGGCCGGCCGATGTAGCGGACGCGAAGCTTGCCCGGCACCGGCTCGGCTGCGGTGGTGGTGAGGGAGTCGAGCGCGCGGGGATCCAGGCCGGTGAGCTCGCAGACCCAGGAGGTGCGGCGCAAGGCAGGTTCGCTCATGGGCTCACCATTTGCCCGGCCACCTGGGGCAACGCTGGTCTGCCAATTCCCAACGGCCGCCGCGCATGGTGACGCGGACGCGCATGGGCGCGCCACCCTGAAGCTGGGGCTGGAAGTTGCGGGAGGAGCGCACCCAGATTGTCCGCACCTCCCCGTCATCGGTCTTGACGCGCAACACCCGGTCGTTAGGGAAGTGGGGAAGGCCCGGCTTGGGCGCCCTGCTGTGGACCACCCCCTCCAGAACAACTGGGTCGCAGGTGTCGAACGCGGGCGCCGGCTCGGCCAGCCCCAGCGCCTCCAACACCGCGCGCTCGCCGGTTTCGCTCCACAGGATGCGCCGGCCGTCTTCCGGGTCATTATTCCAGTGCAGCCCCTTGGTGAGCCTGGCGCGCAACTCCAGGATGACTGAGGGAGCAACTCCGATTGCGGTTGCAAGCTCTCGGGTTGTTTTGGGTGTGGTCATGGTGTTTGTCTCCTGAAGCGTGGCCGATGGTCTCCCTTGGGTCTGCGGATCGGAACGGTGTCTCGGGATCCGCGTGGCCGACCAACTTCCCGCTGGTCTGCAGTCACCTCCACGGCCTCGGTGAACTCCTGGGGAACTTGTTCCTGGGGGACCAAGCGTTTGGAGAAGGGTTCGATGACCTCGGCCACAATGGCGTTGGCCTCTTCCCCGGCGCGTAGGCGGTCCAAGGCCTGGCGGATTCGGTCGGCGCTCTCGTCCTTCACCTCTACGATCTCGGTGGGGTCGCCGCTCAAGAGGGCGTGCTTGTCGAAGAGCACTCCGAATTCAATCGGGGTCATGGCCTCGGAGGACTCCATGCGGAAGTCCAGGTCGCGCTCCAGGAGCACGCCAAGCTTGCCGCGCATCCGGTCTTTCAGGGGCTTGAGGAGGCCGCGGTGTTCGGCTTGTTCGGC